TTTAGTATGAGTTATGACATGAATGTTACAAATCCAAAACATTATCAGTTGTTTGATGGTATTGAATCTATAGAGATTATCGCGCGTTCAATGACGGTTGAACAGTTTTTGGGTTTTTGTCTCGGTAATACTCTGAAATATCGCATTAGAGCGGGTAAAAAAGATGATTTGCATCAGGATATTGCTAAAGCAAATCAATTCGAAATCATTTTTAAAACCTATCGCCATTTGTGTTGGGATTATAAAGAGGGAATGTTTGATGAGTGACAAAACAATATTTTTTATAGCGCTATTAGTTTTTTGGGCATTTGTCATCTGGAGAGTAACTAAGTGAAACATCTTTTTATTAAGCAGGCTGGCGGTGTTTTAGTTCCTGCTTCAGATGAAGAGGCGGAAAAAATGTTGAGATATAAAACGGGTGAGCCGTGCGAGGTCGAGATTAAATTATGGCGCAATCCTCAGTTTCATAGAAAAGTATTTGCATTTTTCGGATTCTGTTTTGAACACTGGTCTGGTGACCGAGCGGGTTTGGAAAATATGGACGAGGCGTCACAGTTTGATAGATTTAGAAAAGATTTGACTATTTTAGCGGGTTTTTATGAGCAAACTGTCAGATTAAATGGCGAATTTAGAACTGAAGCAAAAAGTTTAGCTTATGGAAATATGGAACAATATGAATTTGAAAAAGTTTATTGTGCGTTAATAAATGCGGCATTAAAGCATATTTTTGGCAAAACTACTGACCAAAATACGATAAATAGGTTATATGCATTTTTTTAAAATTTAGGTGACGTAATGAACGATTTAGAACAATTAAAAACAATAGATGAACGACTGGCAGAGGTTGAGAGAATATCAAATTTTTTACACGAACAACGCAGGGAAATAATTAACAGATTAGATTTAAATAAAAATGAGGCTCAGAATGCCGAAAAAACACAAACTGGTTCCAACAGGATTTAAATGTCCTGAGTGTGG